CAACCCGACCGCGTGCTCCAGGGCGGCGTCGGGCCCGGCAGATGTTTGCCTGACGAACCCTGGTCCCTTCGACGAAACGAGGAGACCCTCGAAATGATTACGACTTCGCCTCTCAAGCGCCTTCGCAAGTCCCTGTGGCTGCGCGATGTCCCTGAAATTCTGACCGTGCCCGCGATGGGCGATGACCCCGCGGCCTACATCCCGACCGAGGAAGCCACGCTCGACGAAGTGGCCTTCGCGGAAGTGGCGATCTCCCGTCAGGCCAGCGCTCTCAACAGCATCGCTTACGGGCTGGCGGAAATCGTCAAACGTGCCCGTCGCCAGGGCGCCCATGGCTACGACAATGCGGTCGCGGCCGCCCTGCGTGATCTGGAGAGCGGCAAGTGAGCGCCGCCTTCAGCAGCACCCCGCTGCAGATCATCACCGCCGACGAACGGATGCGCGAGCGCCGCGGGATCAAGGGCGTGCTGACCGGGATCTCCGGGATCGGCAAGACCTCCCAGCTCTGGACCCTCAACCCGGACACCACGCTGTTCATCAACCTCGAGGCGGGTGAACTGGCCGTGCAGGGCTGGCCCGGCGATGAGATCCGGATCCGCGACTGGGATCGCGCGCGGGATCTGGCCTGCTGGATCGGCGGCCCCAATCCCGCGATGCGCGACGATCAGACCTACAGCCGGGCCGACTATGCCCGGGTGTGTAATGCCTTCGGTCCGCCGAACATCCTCGACAAGTACGACACGATCTTCGTCGACAGCATCACGGTCGCCTCGCGCCTTTGCCTGCAATGGGCAAAGGGGCAGCCGCAGGCCATGTCCGATCGCAGCGGCAAGGCCGATATGCGCGGGGCCTACGGCTTGCTCGGTCAGGAGATGATCGGGTGGTTGACCCACCTCCAGCACACGCCGGACAAGAATGTCTGGCTCGTCGGTCTGCTCGACAAGCGGCTGGATGATTTCAACCGGCCTTACTTCTCGCTGCAGATCGAGGGCAGCAAGACCGGCCTGGAACTGCCTGGCATCGTCGACGAGATCGTGACCCTGGCGGACATCCGTCCGGCCGAAGGTGCGCCTTACCGGGCTTTCGTCTGCACGACACTCAACGAGTTCGGCTTTCCAGCCAAGGACCGGTCCGGCCGCCTGACCGCGATCGAGCCGGCCCACCTGGGTCGCCTGATGGACAAGATTCGTGGCCCGCTCGCTGGCCCGCCGGCAGCCCGGCTCGATTTCGAACTCCCCACCAATCCTGACACCACGCAGCCCGGAGCCTGACACCATGACCGATATGGATTTCAACACCGCCGACACCCAGGACTCGGCCTTCGCCCTCATTCCGGCCAACACACTCGCCAAGGTCTGCCTGACCATCCGCCCCGGCGGTGCAGGCCCCGAAGGCTGGCTGACCCAGAGCCGCAGCAGTTCCGCCCTTTATCTCAACAGCGAGGCGGTCATCGCTGATGGCCCGAATGCGCGTCGCCGCATTTACACCCGCATCGGGTTTCGCGGCCGCAATGCCGGTACGGGTGCCGAAGACACCTATGCCAACCGGGGGCGCGCGTTGCTGCGCGGCATCCTCGAATCCGCGCATGGTGTCCGCTCTGACGACACCTCCGAACAGGCCCGCGCCAAGCGCAGCATCCGCAGCTTCGGTGACATGAGCGGGCTGACGTTCATCGCCAAGATTGGCATCGAGCGCGACAAGAACGATCCGAACGATCAGGGCCGCAACGTAATCGCTGCCGCCATCGGCCCCCAGCATCCCGAATACGCGGCCCTCATGGGCACCGCGCCCGCCGCCTATGCCGCAGCGCCTGCAACGGCTCCTGCCACGTCGCCCAACACTTCCCCGAACGGCAACGCGCCGTTCTGGGCCCAGTAACGGGAGCAACCACCATGATCCCCAGGGACTACCAGCGGGCGGCAGTTGATGCCGCCCGGTCGCGGACGGCTGCCCATGGCAATACCATCCTGATGCTGCCCACCGGTGCCGGCAAGACGGCCGTGGCCGGGTTCTATATCGGCGAAGAGGTCGAAGCCGAACGCAATGCCCGGGTGCTGGTGCTCCAGCATACGGATGAGCTGGTCCAGCAGAACCTTGCCGCCATCACGGGCATTACGGGCCTGCGGTCGTCGATCGTCAAAGCCTCGCAGAACGACTGGTCCGGGCAGCTCATTTTCGGCAGCGTCCAGACCCTCGCGCGGGCTGGCCGCCGCGCCGATCTTGGGCATGTCTCTCACCTGGTTATCGACGAATGCCACCGCGCCGCAGCTTCCGGCTACCTCGATATCGTCAGGGACATTCGTCGGATCAATCCCGACGTAAAGATTCTCGGACTGTCGGCAACGCCCAGTCGCGGTGATGGCCGGTCGCTCCGCCAGACCTTCGACAACATCGGCTATCAGCTGAAAATCGGCACGCTGATTGCACGCGGCATTCTTGTCCCGCCCAGGACCTACACCATGGATCTGGGCGTGAACGACGAGCTCGCCGGGATCAATTCCATGGCTGGTGACTACGACATGCGCCAGGCCGACAAGGTGCTGAACCGGTCAGTGCTCAATGACGCAGTGGTGCAGCACTGGCGCGAGAAGGCCGGTGACCGGCGCAGCATCTTCTTCTGCTCGACGGTTGATCATGCTGACGCCGTGGCCGCCGCCTTCCGCTCGGCCGGAGTCACTGCCGAGACCATCTCGGGCGACATGGCCGGCGCCGACCGCGCCGATCTCATTGCCCGGTTTGATCGCGGCGAAGTACAGGTCCTGACGAATTGCATGGTGCTGACCGAAGGGTTCGACAGCCAGCCGGTCGGGTGCATCGGCATCCTGCGGCCCATGCTGCACAAGGGCACTTTCATTCAGGCCATCGGGCGTGGGCTTCGCAAGGTCGACCCCCAACGTTACCCGGGCATCATCAAGACCGACTGCGTCATTCTCGACTTTGCCGGTGCGGCGATCCGTCACGGCTGCCTCGAACAGGAAATCTCGCTGGACGACGATACCAGCGAACCGGGCGACGCGCCCTACAAGACCTGCCCTGACTGCCAGGCGGAAATCCCGCTGGGCGCAGGGGAATGTCCATTTTGCGGGCATATCTTCGCCCGCGAAGTTGGTGAGAAGCGCCTTCTGACCGACTTCGATCTGCTCGAAATCGATCTGCTCAACCAGTCTCCGTTCCAGTGGTGCGATATCCGAGGCGACGGGGAGTCGCTGATCGCGAGCGGCTTCGATGCCTGGGCCGGCGTATTTCATGATGGCACCCTCTGGCACGCGCTGGGCGGGCCGAAAGCCGGTGCGCCGCGCAAGATCGCGATCGGCACTCGTGTCCAGGCGCTGGCTGAAGCGGATGATTTTCTGCGCTCGGCCGAAAGTAGCCTGGCAGCGGCCAAGAGCCGGCGTTGGCTGAAGGAACCGGCATCCGCAAAGCAGCTCGGCTGCCTGCGCCGGGCCGGGATCGAGGTGTCGCCGATGGACTTCGGCTATTCCAAATACGACGCCAACTGCCAGCTGAAGTTCCACTGGAACCGTGATGCCATCATTCGGCTGGTATCCGGAGCACAGCCGAGGGTCGCGGCATGAGCAGAGGAAACGGCATCTGTCCGTCCACGATGACCGCCGATGCCCGGATCGCCGAGTTGGGACGCATCGTGGCGGCCGGCGTCCTGCGGCTCCGCGAACAGTCCAGTTCTTTATCTGCTGAAGGTGGAGATAGTTCACTCGCTATCTCGCCCACCAGGAGCGTCAGTCGTCCCCGGGCAAAAGCCCGGATCGGAGGACGATAATGCACAAACAGGATGACAATGCGCAGGTGCTGGCGAGGCTGGCGGCGCTGAAGGACATGTCGGTCAAACAGCTGAAGGCCGAATGGGCAAAGCTATTCGAGACAGAGGCGCCCAACAACAGCCGCTCGTTCCTCGAACAGCGGCTGGCCTACCGGATCCAGGAGCTCACCTTCGGCGGTCTGTCGAAGCCGGTACGCCAGCTGCTCGATGCCCTGGCCGACGAGGTTGAGGGCAAGAAGGTTCGGAAATCGGTGATCAGCGACCCGCGCAACCCGGTCATCGGCACACGGCTGGTGCGCGAGTGGAACGGGAGCGAGCACGTCATCACCGTGCTGAAGGACGGGTTCGACTGGCAGGGGCGCCGCTACAAGTCGCTGTCGGCCATCGCACGGGAGATCACCGGCACGCAGTGGAATGGCTATCGCTTCTTTGGCCTGCGGGAACGGAAGGACGCGGCATGACTGATACGGCACCCCGGCGACGCCTGCGCTGCGCCGTCTACACCCGCAAATCCAGCGAGGAAGGGTTGGACATGGAGTTCAACTCGCTCGATGCCCAGCGAGAGTCCTGCGAGGCCTATGTCGCCAGCCAGCGGGCCGAAGGCTGGGCCTGCATGCGCGAACGCTATGACGACGGCGGGTATTCCGGCGGGTCGCTCGAACGCCCCGGCCTCAAGGCCCTGCTGGAAGATGTCGAGGCCGGCCTGGTCGACGTCATCGTCGTCTACAAGATCGACCGCCTGTCGCGCTCACTGATGGACTTCGCCAAGCTGGTCGAGGCCTTCGACCGGAACAACGTAACGTTCGTGTCGGTGACGCAGGCGTTCAACACCACGACGTCGATGGGCCGGCTGACGCTCAACATCCTGCTTTCCTTCGCCCAGTTCGAACGCGAGGTCACCGGCGAGCGCATCCGCGACAAGTTCGCGGCCAGCCGCGCCAAGGGCATGTGGATGGGCGGGTTCGTGCCAATGGGGTACGATGTCATCGACCGCAAGCTGGTGATCAACGAGGCAGAGGCGGCGACGGTCCGGCATATGTTCCAGCGGTTTGTCGAGCTGGGATCTGCGACATTGCTTACCCGCGAACTGGTGGCAAAGGGAACCCTGAACAAGCGGGGCAAGCTGATCGACAAGGGGTTCCTGTACAAGCTCCTGCGCAACCGGCTCTATCTGGGCGAAGCGGTGCACAAGGGCACCAGCTATCCCGGCGAGCATCAGGCCATCATCGACCAGCCGCTGTGGGATCAGGTGCATGCCATATTGCAGGAGAGCCCGCGCCAGCGGGCGGCCAACACCCGAACCCAGACCCCGGCGCTCCTGAAGGGGCTCATCTTCACGGATCGCGGCATCGCCATGACGCCGACGGTGACGAAAAAGGGCAGCCGGCATTACCGCTACTACACCTCGATGGATGCGATCCGGAACCGCGCCTGTGAAGGCCGCGACAGCTTTGTCCGATTGAATGCCGGCATGGTGGAAACAGCCGTAGTCCAGCACATCCGGTCGCTGCTGCGCACGCCGGAAATCGCGGCACGGGCCATGGAGGCAGCGCGGCGGAACGATCCGGATGTGGATGAGCAGGATGTGGTCGCTGCGCTGGCGGGCTTTGACGGTCTCTGGGAGTCGCTGTTCCCGGCCGAACAGGCCCGCATCGCCCGGCTGCTGATCGAGCGGGTAACGGTCAGCGCCGATGGGCTTGCGGTTGACCTGCGCACCGAGGGCCTCGGATCGGTCATCCGGGAAATGGTCACACCGAAGCAGGAGCTGGCAGCATGAGTGCCCCCACCACCATGCGGGTGTTCATCCCGCTCACCATCCGCAAACGCAACGGGCGCCCGAAGATCGTGCCGCCTGCCGACATGGTGCCGGACACTGGCGGGGTGGATCCGCATGTGCTGAAGGCGATCGCCAAGGCATGGAGCTGGCGCCGGAAGCTGGAAAGCGGGACATTGGCAACCATACAGGACATTGCCGAGGCCGAGGGCATCTCGGACCGCTACGTCGGGCGCATGCTGCGGCTGGCCTATCTGGCACCCGTCGTGCTGGAGAATCTGCTGATCAACCGCGTTCCGCCTGCCGTATCGATCAAGGATTTGACGATGGCGGCAGAGCTGCCGTGGGGTGAGCAGGATGAAGCCATCTTCTGGAATTAAGCCGACTTCGAGATTACTGCTTACCGACCAATTGGACTGGCCGGTTCCGATCAATCGGGACATAATCTCGAAGTCGATGTCTTCAATTATCAGTCGGCCAGTTCAGGCTTTGGCGACAACTCCTGCGGCGATTTGACTGACATTCCCGCAGCCTTAGCCACACCTTCGCCATAAGCCCGGTCGCAGCGGGTGCAGTTGTCGATGTGACGCTGCTTGACGAAGTCAGGGGCGTCGCCAAAGTTTCGAGCCGTGTTTTCGAAAAGCACCTGTTGCTGCGCTGGCGTCATTAAGTGGAACAGCTTGCGCGGTTGGCTATAATAGTCGTCGTCGTCCTCACGGAAATCGAACATCTCGGCATTGCCATCGATCCGCAGCGGCGGCTCGGCGAAGTCTGGCTGATCGACCCACTGGCCGAAGCTGTTCGGTTGGTAATGCGGCAGTCCGCCAAAATTGCCGTCCATCCGCCCCGCACCGTCACGGTGATTGCTCATGACAGGGCACTTGGCCGCATTGACCGGAACTTGGTGATAGTTGACGCCCAGACGGTACCGCTGTGAATCCGGGTAATTGATCAGGCGCGTCTGGAGCATTTTGTCAGGCGAAACGCTGATCCCAGGCACTAGGTTCGACGGTGAGAACGCGGCTTGCTCGACGTCCATGTGGTAGTTTTCGGGATTGCGGTTCAGTTCGAACTCGCCAACCTCGATCAGCGGATAATCCTTCTTGTACCAGACCTTGGTCAGATCAAATGGATGAACGCCGTATGTTTCCGCCTCCGCTTCGGGCATGATCTGCACATACATTTTCCAACGGGGGAAGTCGCCGCGTTCAATCGCTTCAAACAAATCGCGCTGATGGCTTTCGCGGTCATTCGCTACGACCGCCGCCGCTTCTGCATCGGTCAGGTTCTCAATTCCCTGCTGGGTCTGGAAATGAAGCTTGATCCAGAAACGCTCGCCAGCTTCATTCCAGAAACTGTAGGTGTGGCTGCTGAAACCGTGCATGTGGCGATAGCTTTTGGGAATACCGCGATCCGACATCACGACGGTGACCTGATGCAGCGCCTCGGGCAGAAGCGTCCAGAAATCCCAGTTGTTCGTCGGTGAGCGCATGTTGGTTCGCGGATCGCGTTTGACCGCCTTGTTGAGGTCGGGGAATTTCTTGGCATCGCGCAGGAAGAACACGGGGGTGTTGTTGCCCACCATGTCCCAGTTTCCCTCCTCGGTATAGAACTTGAGCGCAAAACCGCGAATGTCACGTTCAGCATCGGCTGCGCCGCGTTCACCCGCTACAGTGCTGAAACGAGCAAACATTTCGGTCTTCTTGCCTACGGCGCTGAAAATCTTCGCGCGAGTATAGCGCGTGATGTCGTTCGTCACGGTGAACGTGCCGAACGCTCCGGAGCCCTTGGCATGCATTCGCCGTTCAGGAATAACTTCGCGCACGAAATTGGCGAGCTTCTCATTGAGCCAGACGTCCTGCACCAGAACCGGACCGCGCTTGCCGGCGGTCAGCGAGTTCTGGTTGTCGACAACCGGTGCACCGAACGCAGTCGTCAGGTGGGTAACCGGGCACTTGCCCTTATTGAGAATGTCATCAGGCATAAAAAATCTCCTCTCCCCTTCATGCGGTTCAAGAAGACGGTGTAGGCTGGGGTGACATTCTTTCAAAGCGAATTAGGGCAGACGCATGGTTCCGGTGGTGGGAGAGTGCATGACTTGCATGTCACTCAACCGAACTTAAGGTTCTGATCACAAATGCCTACCGGCTAAGGACGTAAAAGGTTCGGTCCGCGTCAATGGTCAAGCGTATGGAAAGTATTGCTTTTTTTGACCGAACCTTTTCCGACGAGGTTCGGGCGAAAAGAGACAAAAGCCAATCAGAGACCGATTTTGGCCGCCCCGGCAGTCTCTGGGGTTCGGTCGCAATCAGCAAAATGGCACGGAAGCTGGGGATTTTTTGGCCCCGTGAGGCCCATCTCATGGATTCGCGATGAGATGTTGGCGGAGCGGGAGTCCGCCTAACCATATGCCGGATGCGTTCGGATGCGTCCTCAAAAACCCCATATATCCTAAGTTTTTGGTCAATATGGCAATCAGACCGTCCGCATGTGTTCCGTTGCGTTCCCATAAAACCACGCTATTATCGGGGAACGGTTATGGGAACGGCTGCTATTTCCGCCAATGTGGCAGGGCGCTGGCAGGTTCGATTCCCTGACAGGGAGCCGAAATGCCAAGGAAGCTGAGCAACGCGCTAACCCCTCTTGCGGTCAAGAACGCCAAGCCGGGACGCCATGCCGATGGTGGCGGGCTTCATTTGCTTGTGAAACCGACCGGTGCGCGCTCATGGGTCTATCGCTTCATGCTCAACGGCAAGTCGCGTGACGTTGGCTTGGGTGCGGCTGGGCAAGGCGGTATGTCTCTTGCCGATGCGCGCGACGAAGCGGCGGCGCTGCGCCTCAAGGTCAAGGCGGGCATTGATCCGCTGGAGGAAAGGGACAGGGAAGCCGCTCAGGCGCTTGCGGCGGCTCAGG